CGTTCGACGATTACTCGGAGAACGACGGAAGAGGTCCAAAACATGGTTCAAATCCTCGGGTGTTAGTCCAATTAGGGAGCTCCAGCCGTTTCTTAGCATTGTTCGAAGGAACTCAGCTAAGTCCGACGGGTGTTTGTGGGCTTCATTTAATCCACTAAGGGAGAAAGGGGAAACCTCAGGAAGTATCGATTGGCAAACACCAACAGATCGTCTGAAATTATGGATTTAGATGGAGAAACCTCGACACCTAAATATTTCATTAGCAGCTGATAGTGGTGTGCTATGGCCTGGTCGAAGATAACTATATCGTCACCCAGTAGTATGTATTGACCCCTGTGGGGTTTACCCGCTCGACGAGCGGCAATCCATACCACCAGATGGTGACATAGAGCGAAGACAGCCCAGGAACTGTAGGCACCCATCGGTTGTCCGACGGAATATTGGACTTGTTGTCCCTCCAAATCGAAAGGTAAACTTGTCAATATAGTAACCCAACTTTTTGCCTTAGACTCACCAATTAGAATTGAAAGGACCTGCCTCTGAAAGGAGACAGGGAACCGATCGGTCGCATTGGATAAATCGAAGCAATAGTTGGTCTTTGTGGTATCAATCCCTGTAGTGAACACACTCTGATTAAAGGTCATGTCTTCTTTTAATGTCTTCAGGATCGCGAACAGCGATTTATGAAGGGATATTAAAGCAGTTTGTGACCAATAATCGAATATGGCCACTGGACGTGACTTCGCCTCTTTGTCTTGGACAAAGAATAACCTTCTGAGTTTAGATCCGATGAATTTCCCTCCGATTTTAATATTGGATAGTAGTTCGTCAAGATTCGCTCCGAATTGTTGTCCTCCCAAGTCTTTGATTGCATGAAGAAGCTCCGGTCTTAGCCTAATAAGGTTTAACTCACCGAGTGAATCACTCAGGGCCAAATTACCATTAGGACTCGACTTCGTTGTTAGATGGTATTCAGTGTGGTCGGTTAGGACTTTCCCAACTATGCCACTTTCTTTTAAACATGCTTGTATTTCGTGATGAAGGACGTTTATATCCCCACCCGAATACGGACTTGTGATGGAGCTAACATCTCCGGGCAGACTAACGTCTGTCAGAGATTTAGTAATGTGCAGT